CATATATGGAGTCGACACAGGGATCATCGACCAACGCACCGCTAGACCGGTCGAACACACGGTTGAGGAAACCTCCTAGAAACAGGGGGAGACCTCCCCTTCCAGAAGAAAAGGAAGGGTGGATACCGGCCTGACCGAGGTCCAGCCATTTTTGGATGGCCTTCCCATAATCAGGCAGGGTTATCGTCAAAAACGATAACCCCTCATGTTCGAACCGACTCCGGACCGTTATCTTGTCCGAAGTGGCGCTAGTGCAGCAAAGGATGGCCAGATCATCGGCCATCCGGGTCCAGAGTGACATTAGGCTTTTCAAAGTCCCTCCTAACAGAGGTTAACTTTCCTTAGCCCTTGTCGCACTTTTCGTGCTACGGTAAATCCATTGATCAGGATTTACTACGACTCTAGCGAGTCGCACTCAAGCACGATAACCACAGGGACTGCTCATGCAGCCATAACTCAACCGAAACCATAGAAGAAAGCAAAGGCTTTCGACACAGGATCGGCATAGACGTAGAGAATTTGGGAAATCAGAACCACGAGAAAGAGAATAGCTTTTCGGCTAATCTCAATCGTGAAAATGAGATCTTCGTTATCTACGTCCGAGTCATGCACCAGCCGATCAGGCATGGCGTCGAAGCTCTCACGATGAATTGTGGGAACTTTAACGTTGACCCGAACAGCTGAACCCTTACGACTCACCAGCCAAGAGCTTGCTGATGAGCGCATCGGTGCTAGCGGAGAACTGGGTTTTGAATCCAGTATAAACCGCTAGCTGCTCGGCGACCGTGTATCCAACCGGAGGTACGTCAAAGACGATGTAACAAGACATCGAAACCTTGACGTTCTCGGTCGGAATGAACGGATCCGCCGTCATCTTCGAATGGTTGACCCGAAGAAGATGCCTGTAGCGCTTCCCGATATCATGGGAAGCAAGCATCTGAATCAAACCATCAGCACTTTGGTAAATCGTCTCGTCGCCTTCGGTAGAAACCTTGGGCAGCGGAGTCGTTACCGCAGAAATCGTGATGGTTTGTGGGTCAGTGAACGACATGAGCATCACTCCTAGGGCTCAGTGGGATGTACCAAGCCCCATTGGCTTAGCACGGTGCAGCCATTAGCTAGAAGACTCGAGTTATACCGAGTGCAACAGCTATGGCCAGTTGGCGTGGCGTCAGCGAATTCCAGCTAACGCCGAACCCAAATGGTGAGGCTCGCATCCTGCGCTTGCTTTCAGAGCAAGCGGTTACGGATGTAGCATAGACGGACCCATACGGTTTAAGCCGAGTGGGTCTATCCATGAAGTAGGTTACAGAAGTGAAGCTATGCTCCATAATGTAACCATACCTCATCACCAAACCGTCGGTGGCCCAATCCGAGAGATTCGAAACGACATCTCCAAGGTTGGAGAACCAGTCAGCGGCCCACGTCCAAGGACTTGCGTTCCAGATAGTGTCAGGAGTTAGCTCGATACCCAAAAGGTATCCAGCTTCCCTAGCCTTATCAGTCAACCAGTTACGGCTACGATAGCCGACTGGAAGGTGATAGGTAAAGGCTCCCGAAAACCAGGTCCGTTTATAGGTCCTGGTCAACTTCCAGAGCACAGGTTTGGACTTAAGGCTGTCAAGGAGCATCGCTTGATTAGCGCCGGCAAACCAGTCGGCGTCAATACTGGGCGACACAACCTCGCTAGCCCTTGTATCCACTACGGGAAACTCATAGCGACGTCGTACCTCGTGGCCCGCATGGGACTCATATTGAGACATGAGCCTATGAGCATTAGCAAGACCATAAGCGGCTTGCTTAATGTCATGGACCAGAGGCAACCATCCAAATTCATAATTGAGATACTCACCGCCCGCAGAGCGGGCACGATGAGTTCGATCTTTCCAGAAGACGTGCCCAAGTAAATTGGGCAGGCCGTCACGGAAAATCTCAAAAATGTCAGTGGACAGGTTTGACACGTTATTGGTAGGTTTGCACCGAGCGATAGCAGTAGCACCAGCAGTCGTTAGATTACCCAACGACGTGCCAGGTACCGCTAAAGCATCGGGACGACGAGCGACAATTGGACCGTCATATTGATAACGGCGCCAAGTCCCGCCCGGATCAAAGCCCTTTGCGTCAATGTGTACTTCTCGACTATCATCGAGTTGCACCCAGTTTCGCGTGGAGCTAAAATCACCACCAATATCCCCTCGGCCAGCGTTAAGCTGGCGCGCGGAGAAGCCATGGTTCTCATCGACAGTAACCTGTCGACCGCGATTGGGATAACTTGCTGGGTTTAGGTCAGCAGATATGTTCTCAACCGAAGATAAGACGGGCGTCGTCCCATTGTTATGGGACGGGTCCGTCCAACCTTTGAATCGAGAGCTTGTTCCGCTAAACCAGTCCGGCAAGTCTCGCACACGTGTGCGATTCAAGATCCCTCCCGCGTCGTAGTGGTGTGGTTGGATCACCTTGCGTAAGCAAGAATGACTGCACTATGCCCGAGCCCCTCGCTAGAG